AGAAAATACCCCTCAGTCCGTAGACTGAGAACCACGAAGACGTTAAACGTCAACATATGGATGGGTTCAAGAAATTGTAAAAGTAGAAACAGAATCAAGAGAGGTGAAGCTCAGACCAGTGAGCAAAGCGATTTGCTTTTCGATAGTCGCAAAGAGATAATATCTCTCATGACCAAGTGACCACCAATACCAGTCTCCGTCTAGGTATTTCAATCGCCGTTTGCGATCGTAACCTGTCAGAGTGCATTGATTTGTGATGACAGTAAACACATCACGATAAGTCACGCCAGCTAATACGCTATGCTCAGTAGAAGAACTCCTGGAAATTGGTACAGATATGAAAGAAGTGGAACCAATGGGAACAGTAACAGCAGGTGAAAATGCGAGTTCGTCAGTAGTTGTCGGCGCTAAAGCAGCCAGACTTTTAACATCAGAACTCAACACAGAAAATCTTGGAATGAAGTCTCAGGTCCGTGTAAACGTAAATGAAAAACGACAGCGACAACCATCGCGGCTGATGCCTCGAGTTTGAACTCGAGAGGCATGCCACGAATGGGTGCGCCGCGCAAGCGGTCGGAAAGTGTCCCAGGCACTGGAAGTTTGAAAGTGGTGAGAGCACCGATATTATAGTTCGTAACCTGGAACGCATGTCCAGCGGTTGTGAGACTCAAGTTGGTCGCAGACACACCAGAACCACTAGGCGTGATTCCGAATGCGATAAATTGTCCAGTGGCCGTGCCACGATAGACAACCTCGATATGATCCAATTCGAGAATTCCAGACATGGAAAATTGAGTGAAAAGTGCGGCGATTGCCGTGTTTGTTAAAGAGAAAGCCATCTCCGTGTATGTGGAAACTTTGGGTTTAAGTAAAAGACGTTTGACGTAATGATTGACAACAGGCAGAGTAGTAGGATCAGGTTTAGCGGTCACACCAGCGCGAGCGACGATCTGTTCGGTAGCATGCGACATGGTGAAGTGGGTAACAAAACGCGGGAGCTTATTCTGCAAGCTGAGCCCAAGAGTTCACAGTTGCGATACTACGTGCCAGTGCATTGTAATCAGCAGTCACAGCAGCACCTAACTCATCAGTTGTAAAGCTGGTGCTAGCAATTGTGATCATTTGTTCCACGTATTCGTTTGTGAACATCTCAAGACTATCCACGCCTATTTCCATCAATGCGAGTTTCTCCCAGGGTAAATGAGTGCTGTCTTTGGTTCTTCGACGCCAGTGAAACATCACATCGTTGATTGCATTTTGATGCTCCAGCTCTTCACTGTCCATCACGTCGTAAAGCGTATCTGCTAGAACGTAGTTGTGACTGAACAATTCAAAGTAGCCAAGAGCTATGTTGTTTGCATTACCACGTTCCAATTGACCGAGCAGACGTCCGAGTAGTATTACTGGATCTTTGTATAGACAACCTTGATAGATGTTGAATGAGGCGAATGAACCTCGACGACTCTCATAGCGTTTTTCGACGCAATGATCATAGGGTGCCCAGTTGACCCAGTCCTCTGAGACCGGATACCCAGCTTGTCGATCAGTGTCATCACCAGTTTGTGCGATTGCGCAACCTTTCGGTAGTGCATACTTCAAACACTCTCGTGAGAGACAGAAAAGTGTGTTGATCAGGTAGGTGAAAATTTCGCCAGACAGGGTCATAAGGGCTAGTGTCCGAGTTCGCGTGTGAAAGTCGCGCTTGTCGCGAACGTACTCTTCGATGTCTTCCTGAGGTACGCCATATCGGTGCATAATGAGACGCATCATATTTACAGCACCTCCACGTACGCTTCCGTCTAATCCAGTCATGTCCAACATTTCGTGAGCATCCCAGTGTGCGGTCCATTGCTTGAACCACCCTTTGGCGTCACTAATAGTTTTCTTGGCGTGTATATAAATGCTGTCAGGGAATTCATCCAGAATGCAATAGAGCAGGTAC